AAAAGACGGTCGAGAGAATCGAGAGAATTGCCTTTCACTATTACCCTTGCATATGCATGGGACCTGTTTTTGAAACAGGATCGTAAATGTGCCTTAACTGGCTGTCCGTTAGTAATGAAAGCTGTGCGTTTCAGGAAGGGCGGCTACAGATTGAAACGTACAGCCTCATTGGATCGCATAAACAGCACGAAAGGGTATGTTGAAGGTAATGTCCAGTGGGTTCACAAGGACGTAAATCTGATGAAACAGGCTCAACCCGAATCTAAGTTCAAACAAATGTGTCTTGCGGTCGTACTATACGATCCAAATTTACGACAAGTAGCGGTCGCAGCCTTGACAAAATAGCGATCAATGATCTAATGGAATATAGAGACGTATGGCCAAAAAGAAAGTTGAAGAAGTAGAAATCAAGAAGAAATCGAAGAAGAAAGATAGTGATTTTTTCGATGAAATCCTGAGCGATGCTGGTGTAGATATCCCAGTTGTCGCCGAAGTTGATGAAGCTGCTGTTACGAAATTCTACAGCACTGGATCATTGACACTGAATGCTCTCTTGGCCGGGTCCATGATGCATGGCGGACTCGCTGGGAACAAGATCACCTGTCTGGCCGGTGAGGAAGCGACCGGAAAGAGCTTCATCGCTCTACAAGTTGTTAAGACCTTCCTGGACGACAATCCGAAGGGCCATGTTTTCTATTTCGATTCAGAAGACGCCATCACCGAAGAGATGATGAGCGAGCGGGGCATTGATACTCATCGTGTCCACAAGCGCCGGGTTAAGACTATTCAGGAATTCCGTCAACTGGCAATCAATTTGATTGATGCTTACTTGGCAAAACCAGAAGAAAGTCGCCCGCCGATGATGTACGTGTTGGATTCACTGGGCAACCTGTCAACCACAAAGGAAATGGCAGACATTGCTTCTGGCGCTACCAACAAGAAGGGTGAAGAGACACGTGACATGACCCGACCTGGGTTGATCCGTGGTCTGTTCCGTGTGCTCACCATCAAGTTGGGCGAAGCCAATTGCCCGATGCTGATGACCAATCACACCTACGAAACGATGGACCCGTATGGTGAAAAGAAAAAGATGTCAGGTGGTGGTGGCTTAAAGTATGCCGCATCTTCTATTGTGTTTCTGTCGAAGAAGAAGCTTCGTGACGAAACCGACAAGACAGATGTGTTGGGCAGTGTCTTGACGGCAACGCTTGAAAAGAGCCGTTTCACTCGCTACGGCAAGACGGCAGACATGCTGCTTACCCATGATATGGGCCTAGACAAGTATTGGGGACTATTCGATCTCGGCAAGAACTCCGGCCTGTTGATTTTGGGAACGGGTGAGAAGGGAAATGGCATCAAATCTTATTGCTACAAATTCCCTGACGGCCAGATTGCTACCAAGAAAGAGATCGAAGCGAAACCGGCAACATATTTCACGACGCCGGATAACATTGCAGCTTTTGAAGAACTGTGCATTCGGGAATTCCGTTTTGGAAAGAATGAGACAGTTCCTGAGGACGAAATTTTCTCTGATGAGCCAATGCCCGATGAACCAGAACCTACTCTTGAAAAAGAAAAATAATGTACGAACAATATCTTTCACGCTTCCAATTTGATCCCGATGCCGACCGATCTAAGCTATCGAATTGTATAGTTCGGATCGTTGAAGCGCCATACCAGGGAGTTCGCTTGAAGATTGGCGAGCGGCTCCGGGTGGGCGATGCAGTAATCGAATTTGATTACGATGTTCTGGAGCCTGCCGATTTCAATGCGGAAGATCCGGCCTTCAAAGAGTTTGTGAATGGCATTTTTCTGGCGCTATTTGAGCGTGGTTTGAAGCGTGGACCCCAAAGCGATAACAGTTAATTACACCAATTGGAAGGGTGTGACTAGTGATCGTCTGATAACACCAAAGCTCTTGTATTGGGGTAGTACAAAATACCACATTGAACCTCAGTGGCTTCTGTTGGTGCATGACGAAGCGAAGAACGAAGAACGCATCTTCGCAATGAAAGATATTCATAGCTGGAATGGAGCGAACGAAAAAACGACATTATGATTGAACAAGCAACCTTAACCAATGTAGAATCCATGGAAATTGGAACCCAAGACGAAAAAGAACAAGCAAACACTCTTCATAAAAATGGTTACACCGTCGAAAGTGCCACCAAACAAGAAGACATATACGAAGGAATTGATCGTTTTCTGAAGATGGCAGATGGCACACGTGAGCCGCTGCAAATAAAAGGAAGAGATCCTAACCCGGAAAAAGCTCATATCTTTAAGGATTTGGGATCGGATGAATATGAGCCATATTGTGGTTTGGATCACCCTGATACAGTAGTCGGGAGAGATGGGCGCAGTAAGTACAAATGGTTTACCTGTCGAATTGCAGACTCAATGTACTTGGTAAGTGGTACAGCCCACAAAGCTCTTATTGCCGATGTACTCGCTGAATTTCGCACTTCAAAAAATAGAACTGAAATTGATTCCCGCTTGGCCACATGGATCAACACGTTGCAACGAAATTCAAATGGCAAGATTGATTGGCAACCAAATACTAAATTATTTGATGAATTGAAGCAATTTACATTCAAGAGCCAACAACATCCTGGTGACAACGGGAAAAAAATCGAAGTGAAATGCATTCAAGAAAAGAGAAAAACTGATTGGCAAAAAAACAGACCAAAACTACTAGTGTACGTTCCACCTTCTTGTTTCAATGCCAAGCAAGCAAAATTGTTTAAGATTGTAAAAATTGATGATTGAAACCTACAACCGAGCAATGGTGCTGCGGAAGGTCATGTTCCCGCTCCCTGATCGCACCAAGGCAACCCACGACAGGATTCTTTCCAAGCTCCTGGAGGAAGGCGGGGAGATCGCCGGTGCAGCCAATACATATTTCGGACGTGAGTACCGTCCTGATTTGGAAACCGGCAACGTCGAAAAGATCAAAGGGGAATTGGGCGATTTGTTCTTCGTATTGTTGGGTCTCTGTGAATTCTGGGAAACAACTCCTGACGAATGCATTGAGATGGTGATTGGAAAGCTACAAGAACGCAAAGAAGTAGTAGAGGCAAATGGATAGATTAGAAGCAATTATCTTGAGGGGACTCATGTATGAAGAAGGCTACACACGACAAGTGTTGCCTTTTATCGACGAGAAGTATTTTCAGGATCAGACCGAACGCAACATCTTTTTAGGCGTGCGCCAGTTCTTGGAGAAGTTTCAAACATTACCCAGCAAAGAGGCGATCTTGCTGGACATCAACAACACACCCACCATCGCTCAAGATCAGTACGAAGAAATTGTGTCTTATGTCGGTGAGCTTGAGAAAGAGAAGGAAGAAAAACCCAATCCCGAATGGTTGTTATCACAAACTGAATCTTGGTGCCAAGAACGTGCGATCCACAATGCCGTCTTAGAAGCCATCAACATTTTGGATGACAAGAGTGGAAAGAAATCAAAGGGAATTATCCCGAAGTTGCTTCAAGACGCCATTGCAGTCAGTTTCGACAACAAAGTAGGTCATGATTATCTGGAAGACGCCGAAGCCCGCTTTGATTTTTACAAGCTGGTAGAGAAGCGCATCCCATTTCATCTGGACTACTTTAACAAGATCACTAAGAACGGAGTCCCTAATAAGACCCTGAATATCATCTTGGCCGGGACTGGGGTTGGCAAGTCACTCTTTATGTGCGATGTAGCAGCCAATTATCTAGCGAACCAAAACAAAAACGTCCTTTACATCACACTCGAAATGGCGGAAGAGCGCATCGCCGAGCGTATTGACGCCAATCTGATGGACCTTCCGTTAGATGAATTGAAGGACATGCCGAAGGTCAATTTTGACGCACGCATGACTCGAATAAATTCCCGAGCTAAAGGTGGTCGGCTTATCATCAAGGAATACGCAACGGCGCAGGCGCACGTGGGACACTTCCGGCATTTGATGAATGAACTTCTCCTGAAGAAGAAATTCAAGCCGGATGTCGTCTTCATTGATTACCTGAACATTTGCGCTTCTAGCCGAGTCAAGATCGGCAATGGTGGAATGTATGAATATGTCAAGGCCATTGCAGAAGAACTACGTGGGTTTGGTGTCGAGTTTAACGTACCAGTTTGGTCGGCAACGCAGATGAACAGGGCCGGGTTCAACAACAACGACCCGGATCTCACGAATACCGCTGAGTCATTTGGATTGCCTGCCACGGCTGATTTCATGTTTGCGCTCATCACGGATGAGCAATTGGCGTCCATGAATCAACTCTTGGTAAAGATCCTCAAGAATCGATACGGCGATGTCAACATGCGCAATGTAGAAACGGGTAGCAGCATGAACCGTTTCTTGATTGGTGTGGATAAATCCAAGATGAAGCTTTACAACTTGGATGAAGCCGCTCAAGAAAATTTGAACAACGATGGTGCAGCCGCCTCACCCCGAATCCCTGTGCTTCTGAATGAAACAGAAAATAATGAACGGGCACCGTGGGAAGCGCCCGATGACGATTCGGGTACAGAGGAACCGAAGATGAAAACTGCCGAGCCGGTGTTCGATATTGACATCGAACCGCCGTTTCGTGAAGCCGTAGAGGACGCAGAGCGGCGGCGTGGCGCAATCAAGGCAGAAACTGCTGAGTACAAACCAAGTGGAAGTATGATTACTAAAGTCGTAAAAACCGCTGGAAAGAGATTGAACGTCTAAAAAGTTTTGAAGAACGCAAGCCCGAATATTCTTGCCAGCAATGGCAAGCCCGCCCTTTCTTGCGTTCTTCAAAAAAGAAAGCCTATCATGTTTTTGACAGATTACATCAAAATTTACGAGAGCGCCATGCCGCCCGATTTCTGTGACGAAATCATCAAACGATTTGATGATTCAAAACAGACCATGGAAGTCATGGTTCAACAGAACGCCAACGAAGAGCTTCAACGGTCGTGTGTTGAATTGAACCTTTCCAAGCAAGAAAGCATGGCAGACCTTCAACCACCCCTGTTGCGGATCGCTGAACTGGCGCTGGGCAAGTACCGGAAAGACATCACCGGCCACATGTTTCCCGAACAAGTGGGCGCTGAGCAGTTCCGCATCAACAAATATCGGGCCAAGCAAGAGAAACCCGACCGCCATATGTTTCATGCATCGGTCACTAACTATGCCTCTGCCCGTCGTTTCCTGTCGTTGTTTTGGTTTTTGAACGATGTAGAGCAAGGCGGCGAAATTTTCTTTCCACACTTTAACATTCGGATTCAACCCAAGAAGTCTCGTTTGGTTGTGTTCCCTTCATTGTGGATGTATCCATTCAGTGAAGAAGAGCCGCTGTCTGGTGATCGCTACACGTTGAACACTTTCATGCATTATGTCTAAAATACCACTGACAGCAACCGATTGGAGAGCCATTCAACGAATAGACGACTCCATTTACCTGGAATGTGGAAGCGGCACCGGCCCGTATCACATGGCATTTAATATTGCCATTGAGGATATCAACTTAGCTCAGCGTTTCGCAATGGCTATGAATGTCTATAACGAGGGTGTTGAGTGAGATACGTTCCCATCGTCATCATTGAAAGTCCTTACAAAGGCATCGATTACAGCAACCTGGAAATCAATATGAAGTATCTCCGGGCGGCAATTCGTGATTGTTTGCTCCGGGACGAAGCTCCGTTTGCCAGCCATGCGCTCTACACGCTGCCGGATGTCCTAGACGACACGATCAAGGAAGAAAGGGAGTTGGGCATTAGAGCCGGATTCACCTTTCGTGAGGTTTGCGACCTAACGGCTGTCTACAATGACTTGGGAGTCACGCCGGGAATGCTCTTGGGAATAGAGGACGCCAAAGAACGCAATTGCAAAATTGAATATCGAAGCTTGCCAGAGTGGAAGGGTTTTCTGGAAAAGTCATTAATAGGAAAGGATTGCCCTAAATAAGTTAGGGCATCGATGTCAAAAACATATCTTCAGTTTGTAAACGAAGACATATCGACCGATCACGGACTCTATTCCTTTAGAAAGCCTAGCCTTCATAGTCTTGAAATCCTAAACCAATGGATTCAAGAGAATCAGATTCCCAATCCGATTTCGCCTGCCGAACTTCATGCGACGGTTGTTTGTTCAGAGACGGCTGTTCCTACCTATACACCTGATCCCAAATCGATTTGGATCAATCCAGCAACCTATTCTATATCCATTTTGGGAGAAGCTCTGGTTTTGCGGTTCCGAAGCGAGGTTCTATCCCGGCAATGGGAACAGGCAAAGGCAATGGGCGCACAAAGCCGCTGGCCTACTTATCAACCTCATTTGAGTCTTTCGTACAGCATCCCTGAAGATTTCGACTATTCAGAAATCAAGCCTTTACCGGTACAGATCATTTTGGGTGAAGAATTGATTCGTCCCATGATTGACGGCTGGGCAGCGATTAATCATCTAAAGGAAGACATGACACTTGGTGGGCCGGATGTCCTCAATGTCACTCCAATTGAGATTCCACAAATTCGGGACACAGATATATCGGAATTCGTTACGTGGATCGAACGGCAAGGTATAGAAGTCACTATTCCGACCAATATTTTGACCAAACCTGTAATTTCCTCGAACGACAACTACATTCTTGATGAGCATTTACGTTGTCAAAGCCGTGATCCACGCTTCATGTTAGAGACCTATCAAGTTGATCTTCCCATCCGAGAACTCCTGGCGATTGCACATGGGTTTCCAAAGGCATTCTACAAGCAACTTGCTGCATAGCTAAATACTTTACTATGAGTGAGATCAAGAATCTACCATTATCTCTGTTAAAGGCGTCTCAAAAGATACTCGAATCGGCTGTTTTGGATTCCGTTCATGAAGCTGAGATCGAAGAAGATGCTTTGTCTGCAATGGACGTTCCTACCGACGAAGAGCCGGAAGAAGAACTTTCGGGCGAGAAAGAGGAAGTCATCATCAATCCTGAGTACAAAACTTTCAGACAACGCATGCCATATTAAAGGAAAATTGACGCTTAAAAGTGAAGAAACGAAACAGAAAATGTGACGGGCAGCACTAAATAGGAAAAATCTAAATAACCTAGAAGGAGAAAAATACTCATGAGCCTTTGGACATATAATACACCACCGTCTTGGACCAATCCTGGCGGAAAACTCGCCGTCGCCACTCCCGCTGGCTGGGCTGATCCTGACACAGGCGAACTTTTGGTAGCAATTGGTGGTCTTAACACCATTTTTGAACCGAACGGCGCACCAAATCTAGCTCACGTTTATTTCAACCAATTAACGTACAAGCGTGGTTCCATTGCATATGTCATTGCAAACTATTCCGAACCCGTGGTTGTAACCGGCACTCCGCAAGTCACAATCAACGTCAATGGTTCTCCTGAAACAGCAAGCTATGCAACTCCTAGTGGAGCAACAGCAACCGCTGCTTATGTGGCTGGCATTGAATATCAAGTAATGACCATCACCGTCACGGGTGGTGGTACTAATTACTTCGTACCTCCCGTCGTAACTCTTTCGGGCGGCGCAGGAACTTATACCAGCGCAGTTGCGACAGTTGTCGCTGGTGCTGTAACAGCCGTCACAGTCACAGGCGCATTAGGATATACCGGAAATCCGACCGTATCATTTACCCCGGCTGCATCTTCCTTTGTGCTTTTTGCTTATACGGTTCAAACCACAGACGCAGCAACTCCTGGCCAGCTTACCATCAGTTCTCCAATCAATCTGAACGGTGGAACTATCAAGGGCACAACCAACACGGTGTTGACTCTTACCGGCATCACGGGCACATTTCTAGCGGCAAGTGTACAAGCAACCGCAACGGCAGTTGGGAGTGGCAGTACCGTCACAGTGACTGTCGCCAACGGTGGCTCCGGCTATTTCAGTGGCGCTCCTACAGTAACTTTAGCGGGTGGTGGTGGAACTTACTCCAGCGCAACCGCAACAGTTTCCAACGGTGTGGTTACCGCTGTATCCGTTAGTGGCGCTGCCGGTTATACATCTAACCCCAGTGTGGCATTAACGGCTCCTCCGCTCAGCATGACCACAAATGTGGTCGGCGAAACCAGCGCTGCAACAGGTACGGTAAAGTTCTGGGACATCACAAATTCTCTTCTACACCTTGTTAACGTTGGTGGTGTTGGTTCACCCCCAACGCCGTTTACCACAGAAGTTGTGACAGTGGTTGGCTCCGGCGCAACCGCAGGCACACCAGTTCTAAGCAAGGTTGGTGACACTTCGGCTTTTGTTGGTTCGATTCTTTCCATCCCAGTAACAGCGGGCGGAACAGGTTACGCAATTCCTCCGGTCGTGACGATCACGGACGGAAGTGGTTCGGGCGCTTCTGCCTACGCTGTTTTGAGCACAACTGGTTTCGTTGAAGCTATCGTAGTTGAAGCTGCGGGAAGTGGTTATGTTTCACCGAGCGTGGCGCTAACCGTTCAAGGCTATGCAACAATTTCCGTTGTCAGCGCTCCCACCACTGCGTTGAGTTTTACTTCAGATCCTTCTGTGGCATTGACTCAAATGAGTGGTGTGCTTCCAACGATTTCAAGTATCGCAATCCCGATTGGTAGCTATGTCACCAATCAATCGCTTCCGATCACGGTCACCTTCAGCAAGGCAATTGCTGTTCAGGGTGTACCGACAATGACACTCAATTTCGCCGCCAGTTCAACAACTGGAACGGCGGTTTGTGATGTCGATTCAACCGGCTTTTTTGCCGGTGCAGACGGTCTTTCGACGACGTTGGTTTACAATTACACCGTCCAAGTCGCAGATAAAGCAAACTTTAGTGGTGTGACGATTTCTTCTCCGTTGCTGACTCCGAGTGGTTCAACTATTCAAGACGTTACTGGCAACCCAGCAACTTTGACCCATTCCGAAACATTCCCGTTTGTAGGTGTCAATGACGTTGGCGGCGTGGAGAGCATTTCGCTGGCAAACAGCGTAACGACCGGAACTCTGGATTTCCAGACCGGTGATGTAATGAGCTTTTCTGTCCTCTTCGATCAGATTGCAGTAGTCGGTGGTTCACCTGAACTACCTATCAACATCAATAGCAGCCCAGTGAACGCAACTTATTCTTCTGGCAGCGGCAGCAACACACTAGTATTCGCCTACACGGTGCAGACTGGTGATGCGGCAGCACAAAGTCAGTTGACGACAGGTACGGCGCTTACGCTGAATGGCGGCACGATTAAAGATGTGGCTGGTAGCGCTTCTATTCTCACTTTCACGCAAGCTTCCTTCGCCACGGCAACAGTCAACACACCAATGGTGCTAAGTGTTTCCGGTGCTCCGGTAGCAGGCAACCATGTAACTGGTGAAGTTGAAACCTTGACGGCAACCTTCAATGAAAATGTGACCGTAGTTGGCGCACCATACATTGCGGTCCAGATTGGTTCCAACCCTCGCCATTTTGCATACGCAGCCGGTACGGGTACTAAATCACTGTCCTTCACCTACACTTTGGTGTCTGGTGATGCGGCAACAGCCACTAACTACACAGTTGGCGCTGCAATCACACTGAACTCCGGCACGATCCAGAACGCAAACGCTAACAATGCGGTTTTGTCCTACACGGCTCCGAACACTGCGTTGGTAGTAGTCAACGATGTAGCGGCAACGATTTCGACACCTGCAATTGCGGCTGGCAACTATGTAACGGCAGCAACGCTTCCGGTCACAGTGACCTACGGCAAGGCCGTGACTGTGACGGGTGTTCCGACCTTGGCCTTTACGACCACGGGCGGCTCACAGGTCGCAACTTACGCTTCGGGTTCGGGTACAACTACCTTGACCTTCAACTACACGGTGCAGTCTACTGACACCATCGGTGCAGTCTCTTCGGCGGCAACCTCGCTCACGCTTAATGGCGGAACGATCACCGACAGCCTTGGTGTAGCGGCATCCAATACCTTCTCCGCTGCCGGTACATTCGCAGGCGTGGCAACAAACGATGTTCTTGCAACTCTAGGAACTCCGGTTGATACAAACGCAACCTCATTGACATATCCGGCATTTTCGGTGGGTACCAACGATGTTTTGACCGTGACCTTCACGGCAAGCAAAGCGGTCACTGTCACAGGTAGTCCATACTTGGTCGTGAATACAGCAGGCGGTGCCCGCCATGCGGTGTATTCCAGTGGAACTGGTACCACGACTCTTGCGTTTGGATATCAAGTAGTCACTGGTGATATTGGTATTGCTGGTACAGTGGGAGTAGGCGGCGGTTCCATCATCACTTTGGGTGGCGGAACAATGAAGGATGCACTCGGTATTCCTATCACTCTAACCTTCACTGCACCGAATTCGTCAGCAATTAGCATCACCGCTTAATCGACATGGAAAACGCTGCAACAGTCGCAATCACAGAAGTTTCCTACCAAGAACGATTGGAAATGCTCAATGATATTGAACAAACCTTTCGGGAAATGATGGATTCAGTTCAGCACGCTAATATGACTCTGATTGCCACGTTTAACCAGTAAATCAAACAAAGCATTCGCTTAGGAGACGCCCAGGATGTTTCGGGCGTCTTTCTTTTTCTATAAATACTTGCTGGACCAGTCCATGCATACGTATTTCCAGCTTATCGAAACTTTCAATTGTGATTCCAGTCACATGGTGACGGATGGCGACTTACGAAACCTCAAGGTTTTGCTGGACAAGATATGGGCAAAATTGAAAATTGGTGTGGCGTTTACAACGCATTTTTTGGACCGTGTGAATGAAGCTCGGAACGGACGACAGATAACGATTTGTGAATTGGCGTCGCTCTTCGTAGCGGCGTTCAAAAAATTCGGTGATAAATTGGCTCACATTCCTCAACATGAATGGGAAGCCGTTCTAACTGACTCACAGACCGATGTAAACGTTCCGTTCGTGCTCAAACACAACGGACAAGACGTGACGATTGTAGCCAAGACGGTGATGCGGAAACACAATTTCTTCACAGCCGATCCTAAACTGGCCGTTGCACAGTACGAACCAAAGGGAGAGATTATGGACGAAGCCGTATCCAGTTCGACCGAAGCATTACCCACCAGTGAAAAAAATTGGCCCTATCATAGGGTTTTGCATAAGCACGGATTTCATCATAATGGTAGTAACCACCCCGATTATAATGAATATAGACACGAACATCATACATATTTGAGAGACAAGGGCGGAAAAAATCATATTGGTGTCAACATCACTCATGGCAAGAATGCAACTAGTGTAGCAGTTCAAGCGAATAAAAAGAAAACAGTTTTTATACATTCTCCTGAAGAATTAGATAATCATCTGAAATCTCAAAATGAATCAACCGAGAGGAAGCAAATGGGAAAGACATTTCAACAATTACAAGAGTGGGTAGGACTGAATGTTCCAGATACAGAGACAGGAATGTCGGTGCAGGCCGTTGACGACGTTGACACAGGCGCAATGTACGCCGACGACGCCGACGTTCTGGACAAGCTCAATTTCTTCCTTCACAGCATTTGCAACAAGCAATACATCAATCCTTACTACGTCCTGAACACAGCTTGGAAGAAGCTCAGCGTGGTCGGCTTGCACTTCGACATGCGTTCGATCATCTTTACGGGCGTTGAAGGTCGGGTGACGGTTCCGGTAACCCAATACGGCGGGCGCTATGGCGCTATGGGTGATCCTTCTTCCTTCATATCGAAGGACGATGGCACTCGAATTCCGGGTGGTCTTAATTTAGTCGTGACATTCCAGAAGAATGCCAGCGTCTACACAGTCGATCTTCGATTGGAAAGAGGCGTAGAAACCGCCCCTTTCGTTGAGGCTTTTACCGAAGCAGAGAACTCTTCCGTAAAGGCGTTTCATGACGTTCTGAATGGTGCTGGATATAAGCACACTGGAAAACACGCCAACCATGATGTGTTCACCCATCCGTCCAAACCCAAAGTTGGTGTTCTGTACGGAAAGACAATTGGCACTTCTGCTTTGACGACTGGCCACATATTAGACACACCCGAAGCACTCAAAAAGCACTTAGGTGAGTCGGTAGTTACTGAAGCCAACTCGCCGTTGTTCACTCACAAAGTGATGACCGCTGCTGGTGGCAAACGTTTGAGTATGCATACGTCAGAAACAGCCGCACATCAAGCTGCCAAAAAATATTCAAAGGAACAACCTGTTCACATTTGGACTACCAAAGGCGGTTCTTTTGGAATGGGCGAAGCGATTGCTCATTACAATAATGGTGTTCGCACCGACCTAAAAAAAAAGTAACTGAGGCGGAAGGAAAACAAAGTGGACGCCCAGAAAGTCTGGCTGCGAGAGTAGCCGCACACAAATCCGTATACAAACGATACGACCAACTAATCAATCGTAAAAACAAAAAAGTAGCTGAAAGCGAAATTACTGAGAATACGGGTGTGGATGCGGACAATCTGCATCGCATGGCTCGTCGTTATGACTATAATTTGGTTGACACCAAAAGCCATTTGCACAATAACGGCAAACACTACAATACCCATACCTATCACGCACCGGATAAAAAATCGTCCATCTATATTGATTCCATCAACGCTCCTGGCGACAGCAAGCGTCATGGCACAGACGCCAGTTATTCATTTGCTGACGGCCACGGCATGAAAAATGGAAAGGGCAGCACGGCACTCAAGAAACACATTCTAGGCCACCGGAAGATGAATGAAAGCGACGGAGAACTCCCGGACGCAGGCACATCACCATTCGTGGACACCATGGCGATGGACGGGCCGAGCGCTTCTCCTGCGGTCACTGAAACTGATTTTGCGGATTTACACCCAGAACCAGATCAATGGACCCAAATTCCGGTTGGTATGTTGAAGCACGCCGAGCACGAACCACCTGTAAATATTGATGACCAACTTTACAATATATTAGCAAAATCATATGCCTATGTTGGTGGGCATGTTGATTTCAAAAAACCCTCCGATCTCCCTGCAAATCATACAATTTGGTATGCAGTAGATACGAATTATGATAAAAAACCGGATGCGGTGAAATTTGGAAAAACTAGTCCGTTTGGTATTAAATGGACTGGTGGCGGATCAACCGGCGCACCCGAAGCCAAACAACAGTATGTCAATGCCGTTGTAAATTCATTAAGGACTCCAGGAAATTATGGAGAAGTTTCTGATGCAATCGCCCATATATTGATTACACGACACAACATTCAATGTGTAGACAATCAGCATGACGTGGAGAAGGTCATAGGGAAAACAGTAAAATGGATTGGACCACATCCTGGTGGGCAATACCCTGGATACAAAGGATTTTATGAACGTGAATTGGGCGGCGAAACCCATTTGAAAATTTTGTTGGGTAAACCATTTGGTATTCATTCTGAAAATGTGTCAAGAGAGTTTATTGGTGTCCAGCCAATGAACGGTCCTACCGGCCAAATGTTCGCTTTCAAAGCCTTCCTAGAAGCACAGCTAGATACAGATACGGAGCATGATGCTGTGCCCAGTTTTGAAGTCTTGGAAGACGAAGACGACCAAGATTTACTGCCTCATGCGTTAGTTCCGTTTGCGGGTGTGACCGATCACTTATTCAGTGAAGACGAAGATGAAGTTGTACCTTCTGACATTGCTGTAGACGGTCGCATGTACACTGAAGCCTTAACAAGAGGCCGGAAAAAATAAGGTAATGTTTGAAAATCTCACAAGTGAAAATTTCCTTTTGTATGCTGCCAAAAATTATTACAATCCGGCATCTATGGGAATACACGAATTCTCTGAAGATGTTGATCGGATTAAGTATGTGAAGCGGCTTTTCAAGCGCTACCAGACAAAAAATGTCTTGAAAGAAAGATTGATAATCAATCACATCATCATCATTTACAACGTATTTGGGCCGGAAGCTGCAACCCGAATTCTATTTTTTCGTCTAGAACCAGACCTGTGGCCGGTTCTCAAGACGTTTCTCATATTTCTGAAATTTCAACCCGATATGGTCCATGGTTTGGAAGGGCGGGACATTCGTGCAACAGAAATTCCGATTGATATGAAGTTGGCGGATCGGCTGCGGAGTATCTAAATGGGACCATTGGATGCTTATATCGTATACAGATTCATAAAGACCCTTGTGACGCCTTGGGATGAAACTACCGCATTTAAGCGGAGTATCATTGACAATCACGGCCAAAAGATCAAGACGAATTTGAATACTGAAGATCAAGCGGCATACACACTCTTTGATCGGCTGGTATTCAACATCAAGCGGCTCATTGAAAAGATCCCAGGTGGCATTACCAAGATCGGAACCTATGCGGCGGCGCTCTTTCTGATCCGTGAAGAAATGGGCGACGAAGAAGGAATTTTGGTTTTGGAACGGTCGTTCATAACCTACTTGAAAGAAAACAATGCTGTGGAGGCTACTTACTTGAAAGAACAATATTTACCAGAAGATACCCTGTCTCAGGGCAACTACAAACTAAATAACAATATGCTGGATACGAAGGGGAATTCCCTTCAGAAAGGCACGTTGGTTGTGGCTTCTCATGATTTGAAGCCTGTCAGCCGAGTACTGGGTGTGGACGTTTACCAAGTAAAGGTCGCCACAACTGGTAGGACTATTGTTGTCAGTAGGGACGATATTGTTGAAATATGACATCATACCTAATCTATAAGTACACTCATATATCAGGAAAAGTGTATATCGGGCAAACCAATAATCTGCGGAAGCGGCATCTTAGTCATCTGAGTGAGGCTCGTCGGGGTGATGGTTCATATTTCCATGCAGCTATTCAAAAGCATGGAATAAATTCATTTGTTGGGCCGGTCGTGTTGGATACCTGTTTGTCTCGAACCGAAGCCAATGAAAGAGAAAATTTTTGGATTGCCCAGCATGAATTGAAGTATAACTTAACAACAGGCGGTGAACGAGACTTTACAATTTCCGATACAACCCGTAAAAAGATTTCACTTGCTCGTAAAGGAAAATCTTGGGGGAGGCATACTTCAGAAACAAAACAGCATCTATCTGAAATGACCGTAGGGAAAAAACGCAGTTCACAAATGCGTTTGAAAATGGCAAATCTGAAACGGAGATCGTATCAGATTACATACCCTGATGGAACATCGGAGTTCAGTACAAATTTGAAATCTTTTTGTAACGAACATCAATTGGATCAGGGTCGAATGTGTCATGTAGCTCAAGGTAAACGGGCACACTGCCACGGGTTCAAGGTTAGATACGTATGAAAACTTTCTATGAATTCAGAAAAAAAATCAACGAATCAGCCTCTTTGATGGAAGGCCGGTTTCTAACCATCGCCGACTGCCGGAAAGCTTATCACGAAGGCGTGAAAGATGGTTCCATTGGCCTGTGCGGAAACTGCGGGTCACCCAATCTCACAGAACGTGACGGCGAATCTCGCACATGCGTCGATTGCGGTCACAAGGGTGAGGACTGGCGCATCAACGAAGATGAGATCGAGGAAGAAGGCGGCGCTGGCGTGAGCAGTGTGGGCGCACCGACGAACAATATGGGATCGGGTCAAATTCCCGGTGCCAACATCCCCGCAGGCTCCCACTTCGGTGAACCTGGAGTTCCAATTCGCAAAAAGTTCAAACTGATGAACGGCCCGCCCGTGGACCCACGCATGTTCGGCGATAAAATCTTCCAACACTCGAACAAAGCGGAAGAGATGCATGAAGACGAAGGCAGCAACGAAGAACTGGCCAGCATCCTTCACAAGCACGGTGCACAGTACGGTTCCCCGGATGAGAAGGTCAGGCATTTGACACCGACCGTTTCAGTTCATTCCAAAAAAGAATGGGGCAACCATCGGTTCGTCAAACACGACGGGCATGGAAATCCCATTGCTGCCGTTCAGGTTGTCAGCCGGGAGAAAGGCAAAGGTCATGTTTCGACGGCCTACACCCACCCGGATCATCGCCGTCAAGGACATGCGGCAGAGTTGATAAGACACGCCAAGAAACAGTTTCCACATCTCACGTATTCCGAACATCGGTCAGAAAACGGAAAAGCTCTTGTCAACAAAGCGGAAGAGATGCACGAAGATGAGGATCAATCAAGAGACGATAGCGGTAAGTGGAAGACGAACACAAGACAACCACCAAAGCCACTTATAGAGTTCACCGTTTACATTTCAAAGACTTACTTTCCCAAAGAGTTACATCCCCCAGGAAAGATGAATGATGTTTTTGAACAATGGAAAGAGAAGGCGACTTCTAGATCAAACGCTGCATATAAAATATGGGCACAACATGGCCCACGCTTGCTAAGTTTGATGTTGCCACACCCCGGCAAGCTACCTCGAAAGGTAAGTTTGAACGTCAACAGTCCGAAAGCTGGTGTAGGCGGAATCGCTGGACGATTATCAACAATCGTAGTCTACCCAACCGAAAGCCGATACCAGAACGCATTTACTTCCTGAAAAGTTAGATGTATCTAATTTACTTGACAAAATAGAGATCCATGTTGAAATGGTAGTTACCTTTCATGTCTCTGTTCGTCGATACCAAGTTCGTAGATAGTATCTCACACCTTCTCAGAAACTTCAAGCGGAAGGGTGACTATCTATGGAACTTCTCGTGCCCAATCTGCGGGGACTCCAAAAAGAGCAAACTGAAGGCCCGTGGCTACATCATCCGGGGCAAAGGCAAAGATGGAACATCGACGGATGGTCTGCTTTTCAAATGTCACAAATGTGGACTAGCGATGCCGCTTGCAAAATTGATCCAACACATGGACACGGAACTCCATAAAGAGTATGTCGTCGAAATCTTCAAAGAAGAGAATGGCGGCGCTCCCAAGAAAAAAGTTGCCAAGGTTGTAAAAAAGAAAATTGATGCTTCGCCTGTAAAGCCTTCCGTCCTGGTCGGGTGTCCTTCGATTGCGACTTTGGGACCGGATCACCCGGCCCGCATCTACATCGAAGGTCGTAAAATCCCAGAGCAATTTTATCGCCAAATCTTCTGGTGTGATGATTTCAAAGCTCTCGTGGACAAAGTTTCACCGAACAACGAGTTTGCTTTGAGATCGGGCGACGGACGGATCATTCTTCCCTGTTTAGATCGCAGCAACAACGTAATGGCGATTCAAGGCCGAACGCTTGACCCGAACGCTACGGTTCGCTATATCACTGTAAAGGCATATGAAGACGCTCCCAAGACGTATGGGATCAACCGGCTGGGAGCTACATGGCAGCGCATTTACATTGTCGAAGGCCCGTTTGACAGCTTGTTCCTGCCCAATTGCTTGGCGATGGCTGGCAGCGACATTCCATCGGGCTTGCCAAGAGATAAGGTCGTGATCGTTTATGACAACGAACCGACCAAGACAGAGACCCGAACCAAACTTGCGAAAGCCATAGATAACGGGTATCGAGTTTGTATTTGGCCCGACACGATTCAGGAAAAAGACATCAATGCGATGGTATTGGCCGGGTATCCCCCGGACACAATTCGCAGCACGATTGATCGGTATTCTTATACCGGTTTAGAGGCGAAAGCCAAACTTCAGGATTGGAAACGGCCCCATAAAAAGCCGATTTCCCAGAAAGGACATGGACTATAACAAAGACACAATTATCAGTTTTGACGTTGAAACGACAGGCTTCATCCCAGGAGTTCACTCGGTGATCGCTTTGGGAGCAGTAGCTTGGCGTGGTGGAAAAGAAATTAGCAGCTTTTACGGCTGCATGAAAGAATGGTACGGCTCCGAACGCAGTGACAGCACAATGCACTGGTGGAGAGGCCAAAAAGACGAATGGATGGCAATTCGTAAACTTCAGGTAGAACCCGTCGTTACGATGATGCGCTTCTATGACTGGGTTAATGAGTTGCCTAAGGCACACACCTTGGCTGCAAATCCAGCTTGCTTTGACGCCGCCCTGTTGTGGTGGTACCTTCACAAATTTTGCGGAGAAGACGCCATCACGAACCTTTTCAAGCAGCATCGGGCGCTAGATATTCGCACCTACATTGCTGCTGTTTTTGATGTTCCGTATTCAGAAGCGGAGCGTAGTATTCTTCCGGCCCATTGGAGCGAGAAGCAATACATCACTCACAATGCCCTTGACGACGCCCGTCAACAAGGACTCGTGTTGCATCATTTGATAAAGACCAATTCCGGTGATGAATAAAAAAGATTTGGACGCTTTCCTGAAAGGGAAATTAAAACTAGAATCTCTAACCCCACGAGAAAGAGAGGCTGCTTTGAAAATGCTTTGTGAACGTAGAGATGAGATTGACCATCAACTTAAGGGGATAGACCACCCCAAAAAGAAGCCCACAAAAATGGAGAAAAAATTGCCTGTTGATTGGTCAACCCAGTTTACATGGGTGGATCGCCGTCGCAAAATCAAAGACGAAGATGAAACCCGTTTTTGGATGGAGCATTGGTTGATTCATCCGACCGGGCGCATCCTTGCTATCGTCGAATGCCCTTGTCCCAGCGATACTGAAGGTCCCTTTCTTGCGACGGTAGAATTAGTTTTGGTTCGCAATCCAAAGTGGGATGAATCTACCAACTATGCATTTTTTGGATTGGAAGACGCAAAAAAGTGGTGTGAACAGATTGTCACCGGAGAGCCGTTGGAACTGGATTGGGATGATGAAGACGAAGAAGAAGAAGCTGAAGACTTTGATTTTGACTAGATACGAACGTGAAAAGTCAAATCATCCATCAAATCTGTGAAGCTCTTTATGAAGTGAACCGGAGATATTTGTACGTCACCGAGATTGATTATCAAGGTAAAACGAAGTCGCTTTATACCTTAGCCAACTCGTATGAGGAAGCAGGCCAGAGGTTCCATCAGCATTTGATTTGTCAATTGGCAGGCCCGTTCGATGGCCCAGAAACATTGATGGCTAGAGTCTTCGACAAGATAGAAGATGGAGCAATCATCTCCTGAAACTTGACAGAAACTTGACAGATTCGTAATGAATGATAGTATGAGTCATGACAGTTTTTGAGTTCAAACTTGCCAAAGTACCTGAGATTGAACTATCAAGTATCAAGGAAGCATCTCAGCCTACCGGCGAATACAAAACTCTTTATGCTGTAGCTGAAACAGAGGAAATCGCCTTCCAAAGAGTCGATTCTTATGTTTCTAAAACCAAATACGCAGATATTGAGGACAAAAAGTTCATAAGATGAAGAAGTCGCAAGTAACAACAAATGCAATTGCCGTGCGCAAGATTCTCCAGAATTACGAAGTGAATCTTCGCAAAGGTTATGTTTACAATGATGCCGGGTACGTGGTGGGTTCCAACACGTTCGAGCCTCGCATTTCCGTCCGGATTCAAACACCGGAAGGCCCCAAGAAATATGGTGTTCGCACCAGCCGGGTTCTGGGATACGTGAAGTATGGTCAAGAAGCCCTTAACCCCAACGTTCAAGTTCGTCATCGTGACGGCAATAAGTTTAACAACACAGGAAGCAATTTGTTCCTGGTCCGTCGCCACCGTGGTAGTTTGAATGTGTCGCAAGTTCGTCAAATCCGCAATTTGGCGACACGTGGCGAAACCAATGTCAACATCGCACAGCGCACTGGCACCAGCCGCCATCAGGTAGCTCGCATCGTCAACGGGGAAGCTTACACTTCCGTTCGTTAATCTCTGGATACGACAAAGTACGGTCTGTCGTGCCCTCCTTACGGTCGCTCCGAACCACAGAGATTTCGGAGCAAAAATATGGTCCTGGTGGAGAACCATCAGGACCATTTTCTTTTATATGACATACAAAAGAGCAATCGAAGTACTCACCCGACGAGCCGACTGGCTCAGCAACAAATTGAGCATTGAGATAATCGGTTCGTCTAAATTTCATCGTGATCGTGAACGGGCCGAACTCAAAGCCACAGAGATGGCCATTGAGCTTTTCAAAATGCGACATGATGAATTTCATCATCACTTGACGAAATAGTATTTTGAGCTAAACTAATTATAGGGCTTTTACGGCCTCAAATTCAAAATTACCCTTCGGTGAGATGCCGAAGAAAGGAACATGCCAGATTACGGAACAATTTCGCTTCTACGTCCTGCTAGAAGGGGAGTGGAAACGAGTTTGAGTGAGAAGCCCAATCTAACCGTTGAAACACTCGCCTTAGAAATTCAGAAATTTGCTCAGCGACCCGAAATCGTGACCATAGAATTATTTGGAGTCACCGATGGGAAAGCTATTGGCACATACATAGAATGCTTGTTTTTGGATGAATTGGCGCAACGGTATGAATTTGTTCGTGGGAATGCGGCTCTTGGATTGGATCTCCCGGAGCTTCCAGCAGATATAAAGTCTACATCTATTTCTCAGCCACAGTCATCCACTCCCTTCCATAACGCAAGAGAGAAAATATTTGGAGTTGGTTATCATCTTGGAATTTTTGTGTATGAGAAAAAAGATCATGTTGAAAACCAAAGCTGCACTTTAAAGATTCGGCGTGGACTTTTTGTTCCTAAAGAACGCACGGGAGATTACAACATTACATGTGGGCTAAAGGAATTGTTGGATTATAAAAACGTTACAACTGAATCATTGATTGAATTTATGCGTAGCAAGGATTTACCAGACCACATTTGTGACCGATGTCAACACACTGAATTACGATCTATAGCCGAAGAACTCATAGCCACACACAAACTGTTATTAGGCCGTTTGACTATATCGAACGCACTGCAATGGCGTGTTCAATATAGCCGGTTGGTGAACCCAAAAGCAAGTCTTGACCATTTATTAGAAGAATGACACTACAATCAGAAGTAAGTAACAACCCGAACTACAAGAAAATCCATGAATACGGATTCGTGGGCTTGATCGACCATCTTGGAGACGATCACTCCATTGCAAGAGCCGCCCGTGTGTCCTACGGAACCGGAACGAAGAATGTATCCGATGATCGGAACCTGATTCGCTATCTAGTGCGACACAAGCACACTTCCCCACTCGAAATGGGAGAAGTGGTTTTTCACATAAAGTTGCCCATTTTTGTAATGCGTCAACTCGTGAGACATCGAACCGCTTCGCTAAACGAGTACAGCGGACGGTACAGTGAGATGAGCGATGAATTTTACCTTCCGGCTGAAAATTACATGCAGCCGCAGTCCAAGACGAACAAGCAAGGACGGGCCGGTGAGATCAGTGAACCCATCAAGAAGAAGATCACCAATCTCTTCCTACTGCTCTATGAACACGCATATTCAACATACAAGACATTGCTGGGGGACACACCCGGTCGTTTAGAGTTGGAAGAAGGCGAAGAGTATCCCGGCTTGAGTCGAGAGCTTGCACGGCTTCCCCTCTCGGTGTCCAATTACACCGAATGCTTCTTCAAAATGGACATCCACAATTTGTTTCATATGTTAAATCTTCGGATGGACTCACACGCCCAAAGAGAAATCAGAGACTTTGCCAATGCGATGTATGAATTGGTGAAGCCGCATTTCCCACTGGCATGTGAAGCGTTTGAAGATTACATTTTCAAGAGTGTCACATTGTCCAAAATGGACATACTGGCATTGCGGGATATGCTTGAAAATAAATTTCAAAATTCTGCATCGGCATACGGTATGTCTCAACGTGAATTCGTTGAATTCATTGAGTTGTGGCAGAAACCGCAAAACACTTCGTCCCACTAAATACGAACGTCAAGGGAGTGCGGTGTTCCTCACACATGCACTCCCTTTTACATTGTTTCGGAGAAAACATTTTATAATGATTCAGTCAGATTCCTTTTCATTTCGCTCACTCGCATCCGGGATGGGCCAAGCGGTAGCAGAAAGAACAATCCTTAGAAAAAAAGAAAACGGAGAGTATGAAACGTGGGGGAACGTAGCAGACCGAGTTGCCAAGGGCAATGCAAGTCTTTTTAACGGGCCAATTCACACAACAGAATCGGAGTATTTGCTACTCAGAAAACACATCGCTAATGGCAATACATTGATGTCCGGGCGGCACTTGCAACACGGCGATGCGCAACAAAGCACACGCAACATGGAAGTGTTCACCAATTGCGCAACATCTTCAGCCAGTTTCTTGCTCTTTTACTTACTTTTGAACGGCTCCGGCGTGGGTCGTTGTTACGACGATGACATGATACTTCTGGATTGGGACTTCGCTCCAAATTTACGTTGCGTTATCGATGCATCTCACCCGGACTTTGATTATTCCGCTCATGAATCGCTGAGAGATGCCAAACACAAATATGGCAAAGGCAAAGACGCTTTGTGGTTTGAGGTACCCGATTCCAGAGAAGGCTGGGCCAAGGCACTGGAAATCTGGGAGAATGCAGCGTTTGAGAAGATTCACAAAGACAAGATGTTCATCCTGGACTTCTCGAAAGTTCGGGCCAAGGGATCTCCCATCGGCGGCATGCAAAACAGACCCGCTTCCGGCCCCGTGGCTTTGATGAACGCTTTCAACAAGGCAGCTTCACTCAAAGGCAGCGGTTTGGAGCAATGGCGGCAGGCCATGTATGTCGATCACTATTTTGCTGAGTGTGTTCTGGTGGGTGGAGCACGACGTGCGGCCCGTATGAGCACCAAGCATTGGTCTGACAAGACGATTTTTGACTTCATTACCATCAAGCGCCCGATTGAGTTCCGCAACATGACCGCAAGGGAAATTCTGAAATATCGGGCTGAGAATCCGTTTCCTCCATTTGGCTTTTTGTGGAGTTCCAACAATTCTGTCACAGTTGATGATGAGTTTTGGAAATTGCAAGGCCGGAAGGAAAAGAGTCCTTTAGCTAAACATGCAAAACGAGTGTTTCATATGGTCTGTGAAGCAGCCTATGCGGATGGTACAGGTGAACCTGGATTCATCAATTCCCACAAACTTGTCCAGAAAGACGACGGGTGGACGGATCTCAACCGGGGCGATTACGTCGGATCGAAGAAATATCAGATCAACGATGACACCCAAATTTTGATGTCTAAGCTGTCAAAGAGGGCCAAGAAGAAGCCCTACCACACGATCACCAATCCATGTGGGGAGATCGCTTTGAACGTGCTGGGCGGCTTCTGTGTGATCGCAGACGTGGTTCCTTACCACTGTGAGACCCTGGACGAAGCCGAAGAGTGCTTCCGGGTGGTCACTCGTGCCTTAATGCGTGTCAATTTGATGGATTCGATCTATAGTAAGGAAGTCTCTCGAACCAATCGTATCGGCGTCGGTTTGACTGGCGTTCATGAATTCGCTTTCAAATTCTTTGGATATGGTTTTCGGGATTTAATCGACGAAGAGAAATCCAAAGATTTTTGGATGACGATGGCTCGCTTCAACAGAGCAGTACGGGAAGAAGCTATCGCCTTTGCACAAGAAATGGGCGTCAAAGTGCCTCATACGATGACCACCATCAAACCAGCCGGGACGACTAGTAAGTTGTTCTTGTTGACAGAAGGCTGGCATCTTCCTTCAATGCGTGAATTTTTGCGTTGGGTCCAGTTCCGTTCGGACGATCCGTTGATTAAGATTTACAAGTTGAATGGCTATCCGACCCGTGAATTGCAGCAATACAGCGGCACCACCATCGTGGGATTCCCCACCGCACCCACTATTACCACTTTGGGAATGGGTGACAAGTTGGTCACCGCAGCCGAAGCGACGCCGGAAGAGCAATTCAAATGGCTTATGCTGGGTGAGAAGTATTGGATTCACGGTACTGATGAAGAGGGCAATTTGATTGCCGATTCGTTTGGCAACCAGATCAGTTATACTCTGAAATACAAACCGGAACTTGTAAATTTTGAGCATTTCAAACGAATGATTTCCAAATATCAATCACAAGTTCGGTGTGCTTCGGTGATGCCTCAGGCCGATACAGCTTCCTATGAATATCAGCCGGAACAATCGGTCACGAAAGCAGAATATGAGAACCTTTTGAACAAGGTTATTGATGCATTTGCAACCAAAACTGCCGGGGCATCTGTGAGAGAAGATGTAGGCCGAGAACATATAGACTGTTCCAGCGGTGCTTGTCCGGTTGATTTCAACTCAGCAAGCAAGTAGCGGAGGCCCATAATTCGCTAAATATTTGATAATGTTGACATTTGTGCAATTCATTGTCGAAGAACCAGAAACCTCAACCAAAGGTTGGATGAGTCCTACTGGAAAAGCACATTATGTACCAAGCGACGATGAACATGGATACAATCTTCCATCGGAACTGTCCAAAAAGGTTAAATCACAACGCTATGATGATCGTGTAAAAGAAGCGCAGCTACATGGCTATGCTCGATTTGGTTATCACCCAAATTACGGGCATTACATTCATTACGATCATTCAAATCCAAAAGGTAGAAGGGCGGCAGCGCACGCCCTCAATCATTTGAAACCTTCATATAACAGTAATATCACAATTTGCAAATCTCCGGGGTTCGCAGAGCCACAAGATGAGCATACTGTGAAATCTCCATCCGAAGCTCACAAGATGGTATCTCATTAAATTTTCCCAAAATCTCTCATGTAATAAATTACATTGACCCGGTAAAAATCGGAGGGGAAAAGGAAAATGAGCGATATAAGAAAGAATGTTCAGTGTGCTTATTGTGGTGCATCATTCACGATTAAATGGGATGCAGAAAATTCTGGTTTATTGAATTATTGTTGCTTCTGTGGGGAGACGGTTGAAGATTTAACCGAAGAGTTGGACACCGTTGAAGAAGACGACTACCCAAAGGACGAAAACGAATTGTCCTAAGTAGTCTTCATGAGCCAATGGGTTGTTGGGTTGGACTATTCAATGACATGTCCTGCGATCACGATTATCAATCGTGACGGCCCGTTTGAATTTGATCGTTGCCAGTTGCATTACATTGCAGACAAGGTTGAGAAGAACGTTCTTCCAAACGTCAAAAGCGTTCGTCTTCCTGACTACAATTCCAACGAAGAACGTTTTGACATTATTTCCAATTGGGCCGTCGCCGCCATTCAAACTACTATCCAGCAAGATCCCGTCGAGCTTTTCATGGAAGGTTATGCAATGGGAGGAAAAGGTCGTGTTTTCGAGATTGCTGAGAACACCGGACTCGTGAAGTATAAATTGTGGAAATTGGGTCATGACATCAAGTTGTTCCCGCCCACGGTTGTCAAGAAATTTGCAACGGGAAAAGGCAATTCAGACAAAAACCAAATGTACGAAGCCTTCCTTCAGCGCACCAAAATCCCCCTCATGCAGTATTACCAACCCAAGGCCAAAAGCGTAGGAAGCCCCGTAGGTGACTTAGTAGACAGCTTTTACATAGCTTTATGCGGATGGGAAGGGGTCTAAATACAAGCATGAAAAGCGTTGGCTTCGTATTCAGTCTATTAGAGTCTTCCGGCAACCGCATTGTGACCAAATCCATTAGCGGGCGCACGGTGACACCCGTTCTCCAAGAAATCAGCCGAGTTGTAAAAGAACAGGAAGCGACCCACGGCGCAGTCACCATCAAAGCAGTGAATTTTCAAATTGACGAAGAGACGATCAGCGATCCCGAAAAAATGGAATCGGTGAACACGTTGCTTACGCTGGCGACCGAACACTATACCCAAATCACTCAAATCACCGAAGAAAAACGTACCGCTCTGGAAGCGAACCTAACAAAGGTTTTGTCCGATCCAAAAAAGACAAAGAAGCTTCTGGAAGTGATGCAACAGAGATTGAAAGAACTCGATTTGCCTTCCCTAGAGAAAGGCGACATCCTGTTGGTGGGCAAATTCAAAAATCGAAAAGCAGAGATCACCGGATTCGACACCGATGAGAATGGCCAGCCAATTGCACAGACGACCAAAGGCGATCAGAAAATCTTCAAGCCACGTGTGCAAAAGTTGATGCCTGAGAAGAAGCTTTCTGAAGTTGTGCGTCCGAATTTCCACCCGGACGAGCGTTTAGTCCAACAGAAATTTCAACAAAAGCAGGCCGAGAAAAAGGAACGGGAGCGTCTCAACAACAAGAGGTTGGCAGGCGATACGACTAAGGCGTTACCACCTGGATTTCACGGCTTTGATGAAACTGAAGCTAAGAACGTATCCAAGTATCCTACACAATATCCAGAACATCGAAGCCAGAGCAAACCGGACAAAGCCGAGTCGCCATTCAAGACTCCACCGAAAGGTTGCACTTGTCATAAAATGAACACGAGCGGCCCGACAAACACATCCCAATTCTGCTCAACCTGTGCAGACCAATTGCACAAAAAAGGATTAATGCCGAAAGGCACGGCTAGTACTTAGATCACTTGATGTGGACCATCTGATACTCTGGGTCTGCGTGAATTTCCCGTGGCAAAAACGATCCCATTGCTTCTCGAAATCGATCCGTTTTGATTTTCTCTTCGATCATGGCCGCAAGACGATGTGTATCTCCTCCGAACAAAACCACCACACAAACTCCATAGTCATTGCCGGTGGCGCTTAGGACCGATTTGAATTCCTTGTTCAGAAAGTCTGCGAAGCGTGGATATGACCGTCGAAGTGTATTGCGCTGATAGGCAGGAAGCCAATCACGCTGAGCTTCTTCCAAGTTGTGTTCCGGCACATTCCAGCATACCAAATTTAAAATGACTTGTCAAGTTGACATTCACCTATCGTCTGTTATCATAGATAGGGTATCTTATCTTTCATGATCCTTCAGGGCAAGGGACTCATCGTCCCAGACGTACACGAGAAAATCGCCAAACTCAAACGCATCCTAACGACGTATGAGAACGATGTGGGCTGGGTAGTGTTCCTGTCGGATTTCATGGACAACTATGACGGTCTCACGGAAGCAACACACGAAACGTGCGTTTGGCTGGCCGCAAACGCAGCCAATCCAAAATACTATTTCGTATGGGCGAACCACGACATTCAGTATGCGTTCCAATGGGGCGAACTGCGTTGTAGCGGTTTCACGCCCACCAAATACAAACTGGTGCAAGGTTATTTGAACCAGGAACACTGGAAGCATTTTCGGTGCTTCTTTTGGGTGGGTGGACCATCACCGGAGCCGGAGGGAAACCTTGTGCGCCCACGGGAATGGCTTGTTTCACATGCTGGCCTTCATCCACTCTTGCTACACCCCCTGGAAGGCTTCAAAAAAGACGCTCTCGCTGAGATGGAGCAGATGGTGTTGAGTGATCTTCAATTCGGGCAAGTCGGCCCTTGGTTCCAAGCTGGTTGGGGTAGGGGTGGGTCACAACATATTGGTGGAATCAACTGGCTGGATTGGGAAACGGAATTTGTTCCCATTGACGGTCTCAATCAAATTGTTGGTCATTCGTTCGGCAAAATCCCAAGAGTAAAAGAGACGCCAGGGAGTTTCAACATTTGCTTGGACACGAATTTGAATCACGTTTTGTTGGTAGACAACGGTATGATTGACATTGTAGAGGTAGTTTGATGGTTGCTACCATTCCACCACCTCAACCCCTTCGCACGCTCATAGCGGTCACACTCAATATCATTGAAACTGATGGGTGCTACATCCCACCACCAAAGAATGGGTCGGCAACAAGCACCTATACGAAAGTTCTTTCAGCCTTCAGTGCGGGTGGTTTTCCGCATGTGGACGATAACTACTATCGACTGGCCGACGAAATCATAGAGTTTTTCAAAGAATTACCGAAATCGGTAAATTACAAAACGATCATGTTACAGCCAGATTCTGCTATGTTTCAGAATTGTATTAGTGTTGCTGAACAAACTGAAGTGATGCCGATAAACATCATGTACGTCGTCATGATGCCAACACTTTTTGGAAAGCTTCGTCCAAAGAGGATTGTTAGTGAAATCAAAATCGATGATGCAATGCTCACCGAACCTGGAAATTTCATGGGCAAAAAAGATGTTCCCAATCGCTTCTTCGTGAAGTTGGTTGCGGTCGGCGTCAAGGACATCAAATTTGGCGGGCACCGTTTTGAAATTCTAGATCGCAATAACAATGTCGGCTTTTTCTATGAGAAACCAGAAAACCTAAAACACGTCATTATGCTGGGTGATTGCTTCTCCATGATCGCCACTCCCATGATCCACAAAACCAACGAACAAGGTGAAAAACAAACCATCTTCCGGTCCATTAATATTGTAGAAAACAAGGGACCTGGAGCCTCTGTTCCCAACCCGTCCGCCGACATTACCGGCATGTTCACCCGTACCTAAAATTTGACAAATTTAGATGTCATGGTTTAATAGATAGAGATGGTAGGTATTATTGCCGTCTAGGATTGACATGACCACCCAAGTTGGATATAATAGAGAGACTTTGCTAGAGATGTTTCGCAGCAGAGAAGTGACAGTGAAGTTCCACAAGCAAGACGGAGATGTCCGTGTGTTACGTGGGACTCTTCGGGAAGACATTATCCCGGATACAAAACACACCAAGAAAGGACATTCAGATTTGATTACTGTTTGGGATTTGGACGTTGCAGATTGGCGTTCGTTCCATCCAGAAAGCGTTTTTGAAGTCATCTAATCTGCGCCCGCTGGCGCAGTCAAATCAGCAAACAAAGCATCATAAATAATAAAATGAGACAGACGATTCAAACCGTCGCTCTATTCCTATTGTTGTTTTTAGGATTGAGCGGCATAGCGGTCGCCATGCCACGTAATGATTATGGAGATTGCAATGGGAATTGTGAACAGCGGTTGGAGGCCGCTTCCCTGCGGTGTCTTGCTGAAACAATCTATTATGAAGCTGGTAACCAACCAACAGAAGGTAAAATTGCGGTAGCATTTGTTGTGCTCAACCGTGCGTGGAAGAACCACTTAACCACTTGCGAAGTGGTACAAAAACCAAGGCAATTCTGTTGGGTGTCCAATGAAAAATTGCGACGCCGAGCAAAGAACCAAATACAGTGGACCGAGTGTCAGGATCTTGCCGCAGCCATGTTGTATTATCCAGAGTTTTTTGAAGACCCCACACACGGAGCAACTGCGTTCCGCAGGCCAATCGATTGTCACTTTCCGGTGGCATGGATAGCGACCATACGGATCGGTGGTCACATCTTTTACCGACAACCATAAATAGCAGGGCGGGAGTCCCGCCCTTTCTTTTTAGTTGACTAATCTTGAAAACAAGATATGATGGGACTTCAGGTACCGGATCGATAGATGAGACAGAAGCGAAAGAAAAATTCATTTACACACACCCGATCTCAAAAGAATCCTTCGTGGCTCTTCAAACAGAGTGACAATCCTGTCGGCCTTGCCTTGGCCCACATAGATGCATTGCTAGATCGCATCCGACTCAACAAGCAAAAGAAATTTGACGAAGCCAGCATCAACCAACTCAAGAAACTGACTACCAAAGACCTTGCTGAAGTAAACAACAAACTCAATCTCACCCTGGAAGGGATCAAAGGAGCGCTCTCCAATGACACCTACTGCAAGGAATGCTTTTCCTTCTACGACAAGCCTAAAATGCAACTTGCCGTTGAGTATTTGAAAGCGATCAAAGCGATGAAACCCGATGCCAATGCAAACGGCAGGATTCGGGCGGCAGGCCAACGCAAAAAGAAAGTCAAGGCACCAGAACTGATTGTCAAGAAAGTGCTTTACCTGGAAGCCGATGCCGAGACGAAGCAAACCAGTATCCATCCCAAAGAACTTGTAGGTGCCTCTGAGATGTGGGTTTACAACACAAAGACTCGGAAGCTGGGTTGCTACTACGCCACTGGTGAGAGCGGCCTGACGGCGAAGGGCACAACCATTTTGGATTACGACACTAAACGGTCTGCCACAAAAACGATTCGCAAACCTGCCCAACAAATTCACGATTTCATGGTCGGAAAGAAATCCTGGGACCGTATCAAGGCGGTGCCTCAAGCCATCTCACCTCGTCTGAACCGGGATACCATCATCTTACGAATAGTTGTAAACTAGTTGACAGTTTAGATACGCCTGTGTTAAGATGAAGTTTCGTGGCAATCATAATTGGTTTTCCTCCTTGCAAAGAACAGCATCTTGAGTATTATACAGAGAACACTGATCTGCGCAATTTGTTACGTGAAACCCCGGCTTGCAAGGTTCGTGATCGCTGGGCGGCAATCAAACATCGTCGAGATGAATTGGTTCACCATCATATGGATAATGCGGATGTGGAACCAAAACCAGTGTTCGTACCGGAAGAACGGGGGTTTGGTCGAATTCTTGATATTGTTGGTGTCTGGTTTTGTCGGAAGTTTCATCGTGTGCCGACCTACCAAAAAGGTGACACCTACTCACAATGTGGTTGGTGTGAGCGCAAGTACGCTGTGCCGTGGGCATTCCCGACGAACAAGGACATTCTGCCGATATTTCCAATGCACTTCGACCCAAACGTCTATGTGAACAGCGAGCCGGTTCCAATACCTCTGGTGCCGACACAACAGGCATGTTGACATGTGGCACACCAAAGCAGCAGAGGCAAAGCTGAAAACTTACGTCATCACCTATGAACGGGTGGTGACAAACAGCACCCAGTTTTGTGGTAAAATTCAATCACCAGAATTGGCAAGTTTCATGCGTCAATCCTCTGCCAGTCTCGAAGAGTTTGGCCGGTCGGTTCAACAAAACGGTATCGTCCACGCCGGGGTGTGGATTCCTGCATCTTCGGTAAAGGAAATTAGAAAAGAAAAATGATCGAAACAACGTTTGAAGAAATGCAGGCCGTGGCGCTGAAATCCTACTGGTCAAAAACCGAAGCGACTATCAATGGTAATTGGGCCGTCTTCACTTACAAGACTCCATTCTGCGAAGAACCCCAACGCCTTCATCTACGTCTAAAGCCAATTGATCGAAAGACCTTCCATACCGGCAATTGGAATTTGCAAATGATGCCATTGCCTAGTTTTGGTGGCGTGAACGGGTATGCCACCGAATCAGTCGTCATCGTAGGGTGGACCGCCGAAGGGCTACGCAAAGCGCTTTGTGGCGGCACAGGTGATCGCTATACCTTCCGGGCCGAACCGGACCTATCAGACCCAGAGTAGACAAATTTCAAAACCGTGAGATGATAGATGCAAGTAAGCATCTCATGATTTTATTGGACTACTCACAGACGTGCATCGGCAATCTCTATCAACAACTCAAGAAAAATGATGAAGTTACCGATGACACTGGTCGGCAAATTCAGTCAAACGTTGAACCCAACCTCTTGCGCCACATGATTCTGAACTCGATCCGAAAGAACAATCGAAAGTTCGGATCGAAGTACGGCCAGATGGTAATCTGCACCGACAATCACACCTATTGGAGGAAGACGTACTATTCGCAATACAAGGCCCACCGCAAGAAGGATCGAGAAGATTCGGGAATCAACTGGGGACAGGTATTTGAAGTCGTGGATGCCCTCCGGGATGAACTGAAAAAGTATTTCCCCTACAAAGTCATGAATGTGCCGTTGGCTGAAGCCGACGACATAATCGGGGTATTGGCCAAGAATTTTCATGATGAGCCGGTTCTTATCGTGTCGGGTGACCAAGACTTCATCCAACTACAAGCCTACCCGAACGTCATGCAATACGCTCCTATTCAAGATGAATTTCTAACCGATCCTGATCCACCACGGTTTCTGCGAGAACACATCATCTGTGGCGACAAACGAGATGGTGTTCCAAATTTTTTGAGCGCCGACGACGTTCTGGTAACAAAAGGGCTGCGTCAAAGCCCAATTCGCAAAACGAAATTGGAAGTCTGGTTGAATCAAAGACCGGAAGAGTTTTGTGACGAAACGACCATTAAGAATTATCGACGCAACGAAAAGATGATCGACCTGAATCAAATTCCACCAGAAATTCAAGCCGCAATCTTAGAAGATTGGGCCATGCCGATTGAAGGCGACAAGAGTAAAATCTACGGATACTTCGTCAAATATCGAATGAAAAATCTTCTTGAATTGATTCGGGACTTCTAATAAAGAGGCATATATAGGTGTATGCAACACAAACTTATTTCAGAAATTTTTGAAGAATTGATTCCACACGATCCCGAAGATCAAGCAACGATACTGGGTACTAACAACAGTCTTCTGCTGCGCCAATTTCTCATTGCCGCTTACGATCCGTCCGTAGAATTTGAAGTTGAAATTCCGATCTTTCGGGAGAACGAGGAAGTTGACGGCTTCTCATCAAACTCGTTGATGATCGAATCCCGTCGCCTCTACATCTTCTTGAAGGGTTCAAAGGTTGGGCTTCCCCGCCGCAAGGAAATTCTAGCACAAATACTTGAATCCATCGATCCAAAAGACGCACAATTCCTCATCAGAGTCATAAAAAAAGACATGGGCGAATACAACTTGACCGTGGAAACTATCAATATGGCGTTTCCTGATCTCATCAAAATTGCAAAGATGAAACAACTTGGGTAAAAAAATCAAAGAATATTACATTTCAATTGACATTGAAGCAGACGGCCCGTGCCCCGGTGTCAATTCAATGTTGCAATTCGGAGCCGTCTTCTACAATCACGAAGGCAAAGAAGTCCGAACTGTTCTCTATAATCTAAATCCACTTCCCGGAGCAGTCCAGGACCCAGACACTATGCGTTGGTGGAAGGAACAAGAAATCAAGTTTCCCGGCATCTGGGAGAGACTGATGGAACATCGGGTTGGTCCGCTGTTTGCGATGGAGCGTTTTCAAAGCACCGTCGCTGCTATGACAAATGAACTCAATGCGTCTCCGGTCTGCATCGCTTATCCGGCTGGCTTCGACTTCACATTTCTCTATTACTACCTGTGCCGGTTCTTCGGCAAGTCCTGTGTGGGGTTCTCCTGCCTCGATTTGAAGACTCTTGGCATGGCCCTCATCCAAAACACCTACCACAATGCCGCCAAGAAGCGTTTTCCAAGCAACTGGTTCAATCCTAAGCTAAAACACACCCATAACGCCCTAGATGACGCCCGTGGGCAGGGTTTTATGTTCTGGGCCATGAAAGCCGACATGGAGCGCTCCTGGAGGCTCCCAGAGCCAGCAGCGCCCGCTTTAGACGAAGACTTTGCCGCCCGTCAGAGATATGCGGGTGACGATTTCGGCTGTAATCGAGACGAAAGCGGCCCCAGCAACGGCAATTATTGATTTATTTTCCAAACAGATTCTTACCCTTAGATGGATATAGCCTGTAAGTTGTTGAAAAACTTAAACCGATAAACCAAAATTACCCCTAAATACCAGTGGGGAGACTCTGGGCATGGGGCAAAAAACCGTTTTATCTTCAAGACCGGGTGAGTCGTACCGGCCTGTTGTTATTCAAGTATCATCTAAAGTCGCTGCTCTTTTCAAAAAGGGGGCTAAGGAATCGTTTCCAAATGAAACCTTCGCCTACCTGTTAGGACACAAAGAAACAGGTAGGATTGTTATAGATGATCTGTTCTTTCCGACCAATGTCGATAAGTTTTGTGGCCGTAGTATTGTCAAGGTTCAAGTTGCTTGGGTCGCCGAAGCAAAACGATATGCCAAGAAAAACTCTATGATGATTCTTGGTGACATCCACAGCCACCCATACAACAAAAAAGAAGTCAAAATCTACAATGCCGACACAAGTCCCAGTGAAGGTGACTGGAATCGTTCAAAAGCCGATTATGTCATGGCAATTTGTCTTGTCACCGAATGCCAAAATGGAAACCTTCGTGCTCGTACAAAATTCTGGGGACCAATCCCCGAAGTTAAAGTCAAAGAAACTAAATAGCTTACATGGACAATCTACTTGAAGACGACGGCACGGGTATGCCACCGCAACCCTCCCAGTGGGCTTGGATCACACAACGCCAGGAGACGGACGGGAAATCTGCGTCCATTTGGAAGTTTGGATTCATCGCACCCGATGGCGCTGAAATTCGAGTGACCTTTCATCAGGTTTCTTCTCCGACACCGGATCAGTCTGCACCGCCGCAATCGAGTTCGGGTCAAGATACTAGTAGCGCCGGAGCGCAAGATGTGATTCCGCAGGGTCAACCGGCCCCGGATCAAACGGGCGATGGCGTTTTCTATGTCACGTTCTTTTCAAATCGAAACCCCACGTTCTACATGAAATGGGACACATCGCTTTCACACGAAGATTCACTTATCGTATGGATCACCATCACACACGGTCTAGTAGATTTTCTTCGCAAAGCTGCTCCAAAAAATTTGATCCTAGACGACCTTGGAAATGGTAAATTGAAAATGGTGTTGCGCTCCGTCACAATGGACGTAGTTGCCACCGACCCGGATTACACACTCGAATTAACGAAGAAACACGAATACCGCAGCTTTTATCAAATCAAGAAGGGCGGCACTCCATCTGCATTCGACCAAGCCGTCAATGGTAAAGAGAACGAAGGACAGACGCAAGCTTCGGCACCGCCTACTCCTATCACCGGCCAGCCCGCTCCTGCTGGTCAAGATGGCCAGCCTGCTCCTGGTCAAGATGCTACTGCCGATGCCGACAAAAAAGAAGCCCCGGAAGGCGACGGCATTGCGGCAGAATCAAATCCTGATGCGACAACGCCCAGTTCTCCACAATCACAAGATGCTCCGGTCGCAACCAATGAGCCGGTAGTGCCAAAGGAAACCGTTTCTAAGAAGGGTATGACCTTGGAAATTGGCAAAGACTATTCCGTCACAGTGAAGGATCGCCAAAACAATGTTGTTGATCGTTTCCGTGGCAAGAACCCGTTGGACATTTTGCGATGGATCAACAAAAAGGGCTATGGCTCAAATCGCATGAAGATCATCGATAAGGAAACATCCTCCGGCCCGATTGCACAGGCAAAGGAAGCGGGAGAGGCAGACAGCCAAGACAATCAGAATAACCAAATGAAAAACGAACAGTACGCCATCGAAGGAAACAAAATTGTGATGCACAATTTGATTCCTGCAAAGAGAGCCGCCCAGATGAATGAGATCGTCAGTGCGGAACGGGTTCGTTGCAAAATGGAATCCGTTGAATTTGAGTTTACTTCCGACAAGGACATGGACTTCAAATGCATGCTCGTCGAACTGGCGTTCAAACAAACTGAACCCTTGGATGAAGTGAAAAAAGTCAAAATCGAAGATGTGCTGCCCAAGTCACCAGGGCCGGTTCATATTCCTCAGTCCATGCACAACGATTTGACTCGTGGTGGATGGTCACATTTGCATGGGTTGTCAAAAGCGCATCCAACTCATGACTACTACGAACACAGGAACCACGGTAGGATTATGATTGATGCTGATGGAAATCACAAGCGCCTTCACGATCTAGAATACCGATCCGATCTAGAATAGTATATGCTGACGTTTAGTCAATTCATAGCTGAATCCCCAGAACAGACGATCATCGGTCTATTGCGACTTGCACAGCGGCCCGGCTCAGACGCCGAAGGCGAAAATGCAATGGACAAGGCTGTAAAGCTGGCGAATAAACACGGATTGAACATCGACCAGTTGAAGGGCACGGCTTCTAAAACGGATCAGAGCGGTGGTGGGATGACGGGCGACATCTGGCAAGGTGGCGATCCATTTGCACGTAACCCGGCAATCGAGAAAAAGCTGAAGGTCGGAATGCGAGAGTTTAAGAAGGCGCAACAAACTCTTCTGAACTGGGGCTACCGAAAGACTGTCAAGCGTGACATCCCGGCTGACAAGTACGTATTCGTCAAATCAAATCATCGCCCACACGACGGTGAATGGTGGGTCGTTGTCAGCTTTGCATCAGGCCGTTGGGTTGCATTCGATGTAGATAACAATGGAGCTACAAAAATCGGGAACGGGATGACTGAGATAGAGCTTCAAGGGCTAAAGAACAAGCTGAACTAATTGGTGGGGCGTTCGGGAGTCGAACCCAAATATAGTAGTTGCAGCCTTTCCCTGTTAGGTTTGTT